TTGAAGGACATAGTCGGCAAAGATCGGGTTGATGCTGGATGCCGTAAACTCAAGCAACTTGTTGACATCCATAATGCCGTTGCGGTCGAGTTGGACGAGCGACACCATGTTTTTAAGCTGTGTCTCTGCCGTCTCTGGGTCATTGGACTGGGAGTCAAAGTTAACCACGATGCTGAAGTTCTCGTCGGGCGAGCCTTTGGTCATCACCTGCGGGTTTGGATTGCCAGTAACTTGGAAGAAAACTTCGTCTGGTCCCATGCGCTGGAACAGCTTCCATGCGGTGTTCAGCACATCACGCACGTGGTCGAGGAACTTGCTGACAAAGTACTGCTGGCGCATAGACGCGAGCGGGTTTGCCATGTCCAGTCCTACGGCACGGTCGGCTTGACCAACCATAGAGACCTCGACTTCGATAGAACCATTATCTACTGGCGGGGTTGGGCCGAACTGAATCTCGCCTAGACGACGATACGGAACCCTGCGACCCGGACCCCAGTCGGACGGTGGTTTCCCTGCTGGGTGCATGAGGGGTGGGAGAGTCGCAAGAGAAGCGCGATCAATACGGCTATCACGCTCGGTTTTGATCTGCATCTGTGGGCCTCTGAGTATGTCGCTAAAGGTCTGAACTTCATACATTCGTTTCTGGTTATTGGACAAACGGGTTACGACAAACGGATAGTCATCATATCCGTTAAGAAGTTCGTGCTTGGCGTATCCCTCGGACTGTGGGTGAAACACGGTGCAGTAGATGCCCTCGCTGCCGTCTTCCTCGTCGATCAGACGCTGGTAGCAGTAGACCACCATGACGAGGTCATTGTCGTCTGTGATTGGTGGGAACAGCACCTCGCCATCGGGGGCGCAGGAGTGGACGACCGGGCGGTCAACGGTTACCCTAGGAATGGGTATTTGAGCCTCACCTTTGATTCTGAGGTCTTTGAGTGCCTTTCTGGCTCTCTTCCCCGAAAGTGCAGGGTAAGCCTGAGAAATCAATCCTAGGGCCATTTCTGAGGCATTGGGGTCTAGGAGCATGTCCACCATCTCAGGGGCGGCCTGCGCCACCTCGTCGAGGGTGAGCGTCTGGAGGTAGGTGCGGGACTCCCGCTGCCAACCCACGTAGGAGATCATCAAGCCCTTTTCGAGCAGGTAGTTTGCTCCCAGCTCCATGTGTTCGCGGAAATTCGGGATGTACGTCGAGCGCATCCACTTCAGGAACCCGCTGACAATCGCAGCCCTCGGCATGGATGCCATGCTGGTCGGGAAGGCTTTAATGTGGGAGCGTTGGAGGGCTTGGTCAAACAGTGCCACATAGGTGTCGATCCGCTCGCCAATGACATTGACCTCTTGGTCGGAAGCCCCCTGCCACGGAAATGCGTTGGCACCGTTTTTGCGAAGGTCGTCAGACTTCCCATCCCAGATGTTCCTGCGGTCGTCATAGGAGCGCAGGCATGCGTCGAAGTAGTAGTTGAGGTCAATCAGGCACGTGTCGTAAGCCTCGGACAAAGCACCCACATCGGGTTCCTTATCCACATAGATAAGGGCTTCTCCTTCTTGATATTCGGTGAGGTCTTCAGTTTCCATCTTTGAAAATTTCGTAGTGTTCGGAATCGGGGGTCTTGATAATTGTGAGCGGCTTGCGAAGGAGGTTGGGTGCCATCCACGCAGGAACTGATACGGCTACCTTCTCCCCATCTAACGATGCATACACATATCTAGGGTTGTTGGCGAGGCTAATTACTAAGGCTTCTTGGGGGGATGCCTTTACCAGCACTGCTGGGACTTCCTCGGTTGGTTCCACGGTTGCCTTTGGTGCCGCCTTCTTTGCTGACTTGGCTGCCTTTTTAGTCGTCTTTTTCATATGTTCCTGATTGTAGGGTTAGTTCGATGACCTTCATGGAGAGTACGCCAATGACTGACGCATAGGTCAGGTCAAATTCCTGTGTGAATCTGTCGATGGCAGCATCGAGCGCATCGTTAAAAGCCTCTGTTTGGTCTTCGTTGGTCATGAACTAAATAGTTATTCTTGGAACTGGTCACCCCAACCATTTGGGAACTCAATGCCGTTATTTGATTTCAAATACTTAATTGTTCTTATAGTCATGTCTAAATGCTCCTTTGTGACATTAGACTGATTCAAGTAATTTAGTAATTCTTCAGTCGAATCAAACTCAAACCCGTAAAATTTAGGGGCTTCATTTGATTTCAAGCGACCATCCCAAGTGTATTTATTGAAATTATCGTAAAATGGATTGATGCAAAAAATATGTCCAAAGTGATTTATTGCTTTAACTTGAGCATCATACCACTCAAACGGGGATTCACCATCCTTGAATGACCATTGACCATTCGGATCGTAGTCATCTAGCGTTACGCTGTTTGATGCTTCCAAGATTTCCTTGTGCCGTTCATCACTTGTAAGTGGATGACGTTCTCGGTATTCCAGATCTCTCGCGTCTAATAGTTCTTTTAGTTCTTTGGTTAGTTTCATTTTTGTTTTTGGTTAGTATCCTCCAGAACCTTGTATAGTTACAGATATAGCCTGACCGTCCATGTGGTCAATACCAGACACGGCTGCGTAGCGGAGAACGTCGATGGGGTCTTTCCATGCCTCCTTTAGACCACCATCACCCGTGTACTCTGACAGGGCTTGTATGATGTTCTCACACTCACTGCTGACGTAGAAGTGCGGTCTGTTTACGGAATCTCGCGGGATAGTTGTATCCCACGCCATTTTCCCGATCAAAGCCTGCAATCCATCGTCGATCTCCAGACCGGGCGCGGGGATGCACACGATGTCTTGGTCATTCAAATCCTCGATGATGCTGGATGCCCCGTCAGAGGCTTGGTACTTGGCTGCACCTAGTCGGGGGTCGATCAGTCGTTCAGCGATCTCTTCGTCACCCTCAAGGTCGCGGATGAGTTCCACATAGTCCCTGATGCCAAATCCCTGCCCCTTTGCACCCTGTCCGGGCATCCACTTTCCACCCTTCCACTCTGCCCAGTCACCGACATCCACGCCGGGGTATTCTCTGTAGACCCAAAAGGTTCCGCTCTCGTCCACAGCAATCCACGCCATGAACCAGTTCTTCGCACCCGCTGGGTCGATGATGTGGTAGCGCGTCACATTTTTCGTCGGAATAGTGTGAGGCTCAACGACATTGATTTCCTTATTAAACTTGGGAAATTTGGTGGCATGGGACTTAACTGGAACCCCGTACGCACGAATTAGGATCTCCTCCCTAGGTCTCCCCACCAGTGTCTCCTTGATTCGCTCGTAGCCACCGAAAGGGTTATCTTGGGAATGGAAGTAGTGGACGCTCGCGTTGCGCTTTTTGCTGCGCTGCACATACGGCACTAGCTCTCCACCTAGCAGTTCTGCCTCCCTGCTCTCAACGCTCGTAGCACCGTCTAGGTACTCTTTAATAACCTCCGTATACCCGTCGATAGGCGTGAAGGTTAGCAATAGCTTTGCGTTGCGTGTAGCGAGTCGGAATCGCAGGGTATTTATCAACTCAGGACCAAGCAGATACTCGTCCAGCCAGCAGCCCACATTATGCCACACAGGAGAGCGGGAACCCAACTCCGCTCCCTCAAGGATGGTCGGGTTGTTCTGGTACTGGGAGTATGTCTTGAAGATGATCTGGGAGCCATTTGGTAGGATTAGCGAGGAATCTGTGAATCCATTCTTCTTGGTGTAGCTAATGTAAGTCCCAGAGGATGTCTGCTTGGTGCGCAGTTCTGCAGGCAACCAGTCCCAGACGGCACTCTGCTGCTGGCGAATGCTCACCTCAGATGTCTGTGCAAAGCACATGATCTCGGAGTTAGGGTTTTCTATAGCTGCACGCACCACCGAAAACGCACCCCACTGGGTCTTCCCGGAACGGTTGCCTCCAAGTGCCACGATCTCGTTTACCTCGCTGAGTTGCTCCTCGGCCTTGGCCCAGTGCGGGAGTCGGAAGCCATAGCGGTACGGGTCGCGTTCTGCGTTGTCCACTGCTTCATGGTAGACCCTGTGAAGCTCCACAAGCTCCGCAGGCTCCATGAGGGCTATCTCATCGTCCGTAGGCGGCGACAGAATCTGGTGCGTGCGCCACTTCATGGTTTGTAAGCGTCAGTTTCCATTAGGATGTCTATGATCCTGTACACGCTGCCGCACCTGTCACATCCAAATGTATCATCCTCTGGGGGCAGTGATCCTCGGTTGCCGTCAACAAGGTGAAGCTTGCTGTACTTCTCGCAATGTCCGCAAAGGCCAATGTGAGGTGTGATGAACTTCTGCAACACTACATTCCACACCTTGGAGTCAAACTTCTCGGCCAGATACGAGGCGTAAGCTAGCGTTTTACACTTGTACTCCCTGCCGCCATGCTCGACCACATAGTGGTGGAATATGGGTCCATCAAACCTTGATTCTGGTTCCTGTATCATGCGACAATTTCAGCCTCGACTGCCTGTGCCTTCACCTTGCTGGCTAGCCTAGAACGAGCCTCAGCGATCATCTTCGCGGCATCGTCGATACTCGCACCCTGCCTATGCTCGACCACTGCGGTTGCCATGCCAGAAAGCTGCATGCTCTTGTCCGTGAGTACGCCCACGGTGATGGCAAGTCGGTCGGGTGAGATGTTCTTTAGTTGCTCTGGATCGTCGGACAACTGGTCTGCCTTCGCGAACAGCAAGTCCGTGTAGGTTTCAGCAGCCATCGCATATTTCTGCGAGAACTCCTTCCGCTTCGTCTCCAGAGTGTCGCTGTGCCTCCACATGAGCGACCTCACGGTGTCACGGGCAAGCCCGGTGATCTCGGAGGTGCTTTTGATGGATTTCCCCTGTGCGAGCAGCCAGAGGCACTTTGCCGCTGCTGCAGGGTTCCAGAACTCCACACGCTGCCTGTTGCCGTGTTCCTCGGCTCGGCGCATGACCTCTGCGAACCATTCTTGATCTGGTTCTGTGGTTAGTTTATCGCTCATGGTGATCAGTTTTACTTTAGCTTTGCGGCACTAGAAATGGCATCTGCATTTCCAGACGATTTCTTTCCATATTTCATCCTATATTCGGACTCAACCTCCGCATCGGTATCGGCGTAAATAATGTCAATCGCGTCAGCATCACCTTGGGCTGCGGATGAAGCGAGTGCGTGAGCAAGGTCTGGAGCGTCTTTTTTAACGGCAAAGAATGCACCTCCATCACTCTCATAGATTTCATATCCAACTCGCTTCAATCCATCAAAACCCCTCGGAGTTGGTTTGCTAAATGCCCTAATATATTCTTGGGCGATTTGCTTGTCGCTATTGTCTTCCATTTTTTTGTGGTTTGGTTTCTTTGTTTTTACCTTTTTCCGCGCGGAAGACAATGCCAATTTTGGACTGATCTCGGATTGTATTTACGATGTTGAATTCGGATGCCTTGCTGTTTGGGTCGTTCAGCTTCAGCTTGCCCGGCTTGACTGGCAAATTTGAGTATTCGTTTACGAAATCAGGGAATGATTCCAGCACCGATCTTTGGTTGGTGTTGTAGATGTGCTTGGACTCTGCTGGGCCAAGCATAGACCAAAGATATGCCTCATGAGCGACAAAGTTTGGGTTGGATTTAAGTTGCTGTGCTGCCTTTTGTTCAGATGGTGACATCCTAGCAATTTCCCGTGGATCATCTCCAAGGTAGACTGCCTTAAAGTTAGGGTCACTGGAAAGCTCGACTGAGCTTACAATGTGTAGACTATCACCAGTCAACTGATCTCCAATTGCCTGTGAGATTTTCTGCGTGTCAAACCCGTGCCATTTTACGGATGCTTCCTTGTTCTTTACAGCAAAGATGAGAGACTTCCTGCCCTTGAATGTATTCGAAAACTTGTCCAGTTCGCGTGATGGCAATAGACCTTCTGCCTTCTTAAACTCCTTGGTCTTTTGATATGCCTTGAGTTCTTTTTCGGCCTCGACCATTGCCTTCTTTTTGGTTTCTGAAGTAGGAGTTTTCTCGTAAGCTCTGCGTTTGTTTTGGTAATTCCTAAACAAAGTATCTACTTTGACCTCTTCATTGCCTGCTAATTTAGTGCCAAGTGCCTCCTCAAGAAACTTATTTTCATCATCAATGTCTTTTTGGTTTCCTTCAATTTCATTTTCTAACGCTAGTCTTTCTTCGGGACTCAATGGTTTTTTCCCAACATATCCTTTTGCTTGAGATATTGCCTTGTCATCTTTCTTCAATAAATCAATAAGATCCTTTTTTGTTTTTAGCAATGCTCTCAAATCCTGCTTGTTTGCTGATGATTGTGCCTTTTTGAGCGCAACATTCATCACAATAAGCAATGTGCTTTGGTCTTTTGCAGAAAGGTTGGAGTTGGCAATCTCGTTTGAGAAGATACGCACAGTTCTCGTATTTGAATCATGAGCGTGCTGATCCATGTTATAGGTAAGAAGTGTGGTAGCACCATACTTCTGTGCCTTGGTGGACATGTTCTTTACCGGCCCCCATGCATTGTTAGACCAAACAAGCTTGTACTCATTTCCATTACCATCATCAACAATGATGTCTTGGTTAACTTTTAGGTCTGGGAATGAATGACCACCCATGTCACCGTCAGTAGCGCCATGCCTGTCTGCCATCGCTAGCTGTACAACCGCGCCATCGTACAAATCGTCGAAGTCTGCGAATTCAGGCTGCTTCATTAGTTGTGGATCAAACTTAAATGACACATCTTCTCCATTCTTGTTCTTCGCATATAGGATGGATGCTCGCTTATCGAACTTTGACACCGTGAAATCCTCTACTGGGTATTCGTGCCTAGTTGAGATTGTCGGGAGTGCTTCTGTGCTTTTGATTGGCCTATTAAGATTCACGATTCCATCAGGCCCAATAGATTGATAAAGGAATGTAGTGTCCCGGCTAGACTGGTAATTTGCAGGGAGTGGTTCTGGCATAAACCGCAAGTCTTTAGAGGTGTCAACAATAGTCAACGCCGGAACTGTTTCTGGCAATTTTTCACCTTTGGCGTTTAAAACACGCAACGCGTCATACCTGCTAGATCCCTCAAGAACATATGGATATTTACTATTCTCCCAAACCAAAATCATTGGTGATTGAATTCCGTTTTTCTTTATTGATTCAGCTAGCTCTAATGTTTTTTCTTTTCCACCAGAAAAATATGTTGGATATTTTTTATTTTGAGTATCAATAATAAAGTCTATCGGGATATCCCTAGTCCCCATTTCTTCAAATTCATCTAGTGATGATTTAATAGAAGAAACATTTGGTATTGGTTCTTTGTTTTTAGATATTGGGAAATTCTTAATTTGATTAGTGATTTCTTTGTATCCAATCTTCTCTGGCATTAACCGGGTTTTCGCCTCTGGCTCCATCCACCCGATAGCATCCGCAGGATACGACTCCAGCATAGCATTGGAGGTGATGGGAATCAGCTTCTCATCCATCTCGTTGATCGCAAACATACGCTTGCCGTCTGCCCACAATCCCTGTGCCTCCTGCTTGTTGGCGACTGGGTTGAGGTCTTCGGGAGAAACCTCTGGCATCTGGCGTTGCTCTGGCATCCGCACGGCACTCACTGCCTCGTAGCTGAATGGCATCGCTGGATACTCGTCTGGCGACATTGGGACTGCCTTACTGACGCGATCTGCGCGGTATGTGCGGTAGACATTGTCACGGCTTTTCACTCCATCTTCCAGCAGGATTGGGTTGAGAACTGCCTGCTCCTTTTGGTTGAGCAGACCGAACATCGTGTTGATGAACTTCTTACGCTCATCGGCCTCGACCGCACCATACTTCTGCTTGAAGAATTCAATGCTGTCCACGCCTTGCTTGTGGTAGTCCATCATCGCCTGCGTGTCGCGCAGGATCAAATCCACATTGCCACCATACAGCTTCTTGCCACGCCTGTCCTGTGAGCGTTTCTGGATGTTCTCATGCAGCTTTGTGACGGACATGAGTCCGAATAGCATGTTGCCGTCCTTGGAGATTGTGACTGCTACTGGAACCGTGTCTCGGAGAGTAGCACCCTGCGGCTTGTAAACCACCTTTCCTGCCTTGTTGCGGGTGGTAGCTGGGAAGTTGATCATGACCACGCGATCTCCAGCACCCTTGCGGATTAGCTTATTCATCTCGCGGATGATGCGCTTTTGCTCTGGGTTGTAATTGTTCTTGGCGAATATCTCAGTGAGAACATCGTTGGACAACCATCCGGGCTGGAATTGCCCCTCGTCATCCACATAAGCCTCACCCTTTTCTGGGGCGTAATTCTCGCTCCGCTTCCTCTGCAATACTTCCTTGGCAGTAAGCCCTGCAAGCGCACGCGAAAGCTCCGTAGCCCTGTCTAGTGCCACAGGCTTGCCGTCCTTCATGATCGGCTTGTTGGCATCGTCCACCTGCACCAGAGGATGCAGAAGCTCGGCATCAATGCCGTCAGCGGGGTTGAGCAGGATCGGCGCACCAGAGTCTGGCTTGTCGCTCATGAGTGGATCAAATTGCCCCGGCACAAGCCCAGCACTGCGCCTGTTCATATCGCGGAACATCTTGCTGGTGATCGGGTCTCGCTTGACACCCTCTGCGTCTAGGATGCCGTTTCCAGTCACCCACGCACCGTTCTTGTCGATCATGCCACCGCTCTTGAAGTGGAGGTCTTTCAGGACTGGGATGCGAGGAAGGACGGTCTCAAGGATCGACCCAAGCTTGCGTCTAGCAGCACCACTGGAGGCAATCGCTCCAAGCTCACCAGATTCTGCCATTGTAGCATACTGGTCGGCGTGCTTTTCGATGAAGTATTCCACCGCAATCTTGTCTAGCGGGTAGATGGCATCCCTCTCGGCGTTGGACATGCCATCGACACCAAGACGCTTGTAGTAACCATCTCGGAATGCCTCGAAATTCGGGTCCAGCTTTCCATCCCTAGAACGGAACAAACCACCAACCGTGTTGTTCTTAGTGTCACCTAGGAACAGGGCAGAGATGCCGGTTTCCATGTTGTTCTTGATGACGGTATGGTGGAGCGTTTCGTGTGCAACCAGTGCCTTGATTGGATTGGTTGAGTTAACATTGATAACTGCCGTGTTCGTGTTTGGGTCGTACCTACTAGCCCCAGAGTCCTTGAAAATGTAGTTGAGTGTTGGGTTGGCAATGGCGTAAGTGGAAATAGCTCTGCGTGTTCCAGCAGGGATTGCCTCAAACAATGCCTTCTGGCGGGGATCGGCAAGATCACGCCTAAAGTTAAGCTCATCACCAATGGAAAGCTCACGCATGCGCTTCTTGGTTCCCATGAACGCACCACCAGCACCAGCAAACGAACCACCAATAAAGAATGACTCAGCACCTGCTTGATACAGGGTCTCTGGACGCATGTCAGCACCGTCAGACAGGTACTCAAACATCAAGTCAGTAGGTGCGGCTGCGGCAATACCACGACCAGCCCTGCGGATTGTGTCAGAGGTGACACCACCGAGGTCCAGCATGTTGAATGTGTGAGCAAATCCACGACTCAAAGAACCGGGAGCGGTGTGTGCCGCCACACGCTTCCAGAATGGAATCTGACCACGCACATTCTCCATCTCCTTGCCGACATAACGGAATAGCTTCCCGTAGTTGGACAGAACCTTGCCAGTCTTGAGTGCTGCCGCGCCTGCGCCCAGTGTGCCAATAATTGGGTTTCCAGCCAAACCTACTACCCCGGCTGCGCCTACGGCAGCAGTGTACATTTGATCCAGACCACGCTCTTGCAGGAAGTTTGTGACTGCCGTGTCGGTCTTTGAAATAGTGTCACCAACACGCTCCAAGGTTGCGCCAACTGCCTTTGCTGGCATGGCACGCATCTGCCTTCCAAGCTCCATCGTTTTCAGAACCTTCTGTGAGTATGCCTCTGGAATGCGAGTGGCTAGGCTATTACGCTTTGCAACAAGACCTTCCAATTCTGCCGTTACGGTTGGAAGTGTTGACCTAATTTGGTTGGCACTATCAGAAATTCTGCTGGCAACTTGAGATGCTTGGTTAGCCCTAGCAACCAACTCTGGGCTTGCTCCTGCGCGTGTGGAAATGTCGGAAGCTAGACGATTCGCAACACTCACAGTTGCGGCTTCTTTTTTCAAAACAGCATTAGCTGCCTCGATAGCTGTTTGTGCTTCAGCAATTGCCAAATCTTGAGCGGCAATACTCGCCATTCTTTTTTGTGCGGTAATTGCCACCCTGTTTGCAAGTGGTGCTGTTCTAGCGGCCTTTACAGCAATGGAAGCTGGGATAGCATTAGTTGGGTCTAATGCCAGTTGCGAAAATGCGCTTGTTTGACCATATTGCTTGTCAAACTCCTCTTTGCCAATCCTGCTTTTTGCAGACTCCGCTTCAGCTACAGCATTGTCCATTCCAAGAACAGCTTCTGCTATTTCACCAGTACTTAAATTTGCGATGTCTTGTTGGGTTTGCCATTGGCGTTGACGAGCAGCATACAATGCTTGCTCTGCTTCCTCTTCCATGCCAGCAGGCAGAACATCATAAAGCTTCTTACCAATCCAAGCAGATCCGATATCTGCGATTCCAGCCCAACCAGCAAGGTTCTCTACAGCACCCTCAACAAGACCAAGACCGCTTGCGGTCATTTTGTCTCTCAATTCTTGAGGTCTGAGATCAGTCCTTCCAAGTGCGCTATCCCATGTTTGTGAGTTGTACCAAAAAGATTGGGCTTCTTGGCCTATTCTTGTTGCACCCCCTAACGCAGCATCAACAACAAACTTACCCGTGTTGCTTGCGATTTCTCCAAAAGTTGCGTTTGGTCTAATGACTTCATCATCCCAAAGAATCTGGAACGCCTTGAGATTCTCTTCTTTGCCGATATCTGAAATTGGAGTAAGATATGCCTGACCCTTTTCGTTGATCGTACCATCCTCGTTGAATACTCCAGACTCCTTTAGGTTGAAGAATAACTCACCCTTTTCAGTCGGGTTTCCATCGGAATCGACAAACCCAAGTGCCTTGACCTTGTTTGCATCTAGAGGCTTTGAAAAAACCTCCAGTGGCGAACTAGCAATCTCACCAGCATCGTTTCGCAGAGAGTCAACCTCGGCTCCAACAATATCTGTGATAGCTTGTTGCTCTGGGGTGATGTAAACCATGTCACCACCCAGTTGATCTTCAACTGGTGCTTGGACTGGCTGATTGTATGCGTCAACCAGAGTCTGTGGCTGCAAGGACTTAACGCGACCTAAAGTGTCGCCAATGTCCTGTGCGAGCAATCCAAGACTTTCTTGGACCTTTTTGTTGAATGCTGGCTTTTCTTCTTCAGGAACATTGAATGGCATTACCTTGCAGGTGGTTGGTTAAATTGGTTGAAGTATGAGTTAGCCCCACCGATGGATGGGCCTTTATTTTCCTTTGTTTCAATTAGGTTACCAGTCTGAATTCTCGATTGTCCCTTTTGAATGTAACCAATTACTTCGTCAATTTTCTTCTTGGCTGCTTTTTCAGACATATCTGGCGTGATGCCAACAAAAGCGGCAGATGCCTTTTCGCCTTCAGCATTGGAAAGCGCACCCATTCCCTTCATGTCCTTGATAGCCTCCATAAATCCAAGCGCGTCTATTTGCTTAAGAAGTGCGGCTGCGTCAGCTCCAGATGATCCGGGAATCCATGTCGGAATAGCAGTTGCACCAAAGAGGCGATTAAAGCCTTCGTGAGACTTCAATTCATTCATCAAATTAACCATGCGATTTGATTTTTCGGCAACTGCTACTTTAGCTTGTTGCTGCATTGCCTGTTCCTCTTGGCGTTTTTCCATTGCAATCACATCACTAACGCTAGGTGCTGCCTTCAATGTTTGAACGCCAGTCAATTGACCGTCTTGGTATGATGCTTCATATGTTCCAAGTGGATCAAGGTCCAATGCCTTGGCTTCCTCCCCAGTGATGATTTTCGCTTGTTTTTGCTGACCTTGTTTTTGATCAACATAAACACCACGGGCAAGTGGTCTTGGAGTCGGTGCTGGTTGAGATGGAACTGGAGATCCAGCCTCCGTGCTTGCAGTAGCAAAACCCTGACTCTCTTGAATCATACGAGCAATTTCAGCTTGTTGCTCTGGCGTACCCATTGCTTGTTGGGTCATATCGCTATTCATTGAAAGAGAGTTATCAATTTCTTTAGAACCAACATATCGGTATGCCGCAGTTTCTTTTGGGTTTCTAGGTGCTACATTTCTCTTCCAAGAATCAATCGTGTAATTTTTGACAAACGTTCCAGGCGATTTTCCAGCAAATCCCTTACTGCTATTGGAGGCAATAGCACCCCCATCAATAACAATACCCGTATGACCAGCCTTTTTTCCGCTTCTAGGAGTTAAGACAATATCACCCTTTTGAGCCTCATCTAAAGAAACCTTCACAAACCTTGGATCGTTGGCTAAAGTATTTGCCATTTCTCTGGTTGATAGAGTACCTCCGGGGACTAGTTCTTCACCAGTTGCTTGCTTAAATGTTTTGCATATTGCATCTGCACATCCCACATTTCCACCTTGTGTTCCGGGTGTTTGTGCGGTGCTTAGTTTTCCAATGTTCATCTGAGCTGCATTAGCAATCAAATCAGACGCACTTCCACCAACTTGAGATGTAGGTGTTGGCATTGCCTCACCCTCCCAGCCTTCTTCTCCAGTAACAAACTTTTGAATGTCCTTGATTGGCTTTTTAGTTCCAATTTCAGCGGCATTTCCGTACTGGTCCATAAGGACATCAACCTCTACAGGGCTTCCGTCAACATTGACGGTTGTTTTCTTTTGCTCATATTTAGGTGCTGCACCTTGCATAGCTCCATACTCCGCAGCCGCAGTGCGCCTTTCCTCCATTCCAAGTTTCGCACCCTTGTACGCCTGCTCCATTTGCAAGCGTTGCTGCTGCATCAGCGTGCTTTGAGCATTACGCATCTCACCAATACCAAGGTCGATGACTTTAGAGACAGAATCAGCAATAGCCATTCTGTCATCAAGCGGAAGGTTCTCGTCCTTAAGTTGGTCACGGTATCCTTGCAGGGAAGGAGCCAAGTCTGGGAACAACTTCAGCGCAGCGTCGATCTGCACATCGCTTTGTTTGATGAGCTTCTTCTTTTCGCCTTGTTGCTTGAAGTAATCGCCAACCTGACCAACCATCCCAGCAATGCCCTGCGCCCCAGTCATGGCTAGTTCCCTAGCCGCAGCCACAGACTGCCTAGTGTCTGGGGTCATGTTGATCGCCTGTACCTGTCCTCCGTATACTGCCATAATTTTAAACTGTGTATGCTCTCAATGGCATTCCCATTGCTTCGCGTCCCATGTTACCAAATGCTGTTCCAGCATTTCCAAAGTTACCACCACCAAGGAAGCTTGAGAAGTTGCCTCCAGATGCACCACCCATAGATCCCAATCCAGCACTCAACAAGGAACTTCCAATGCCCTGCCACATCTGTGACTTGGCTTGTTGGTTGGCTAGTTTGGTTGCGTAAAGGTCTTGGTTGTACTGGTTTTGTGCCGCACCTTGATTTTGAGCGAACCCAAGTGGCATGTTGTAGTCAAATTCTCCAGAGGATGATGGACCAAGTGTAAGTGCCGTGCGGAGGTCTTGCTGACCAGCGGTGTAGGAAAGCGATGGGCTTCTCAATGCTGCCAGTCCGGGGTTGGTGTAGAACTCTCCAGCTTGAGCGTATGCGCGTTGCCCAGCCTGTGCCGCTTCAGCACGCTTTGCCGCCATCACATTCTCGCGTCCCATGATTTCAGATGCAATAGCCGCATTCCCACCAAGGCGACCAGATGCCTGTGCTGCCTCTCTAGCAGTCTGCTGGTACATGCGTTGCTCTTCTGGGGTCACTCCCTGTGCTGACAACCTTGCCCGTTCGGCTTCTTGCGCTGATGCCTGTACGACTGCGGCTTGTTCTGGTGACAGCGACTCCATCAATCCGCGAGTAAGCCCAGTTTGCCCAGTCTGCTGCTCAAGTTCAGCAGCCCTAAGGTCTGCAAGCGTCCTTCCAGCCTCCATGCCAGTGGTGCGTTGAAGTTCTTGGAATCCCGGTTGACCATTAACACCACCAAGGAATTGACCAGTCTGGTCAAACATTTGGCCCATGATTTGCGGACCATACTCAGCACTTGTCTGAAGTGCGAGTGGAATTGCTGTTGGATAATAGTTCTTGAACAATCCAGTAGCTTGCTTTTCAGCAATACTAGGTTGACCCTTTTTCCCTTTAGCAAAAATATCTACTGGTTTTGGTGGTGGTGGAGCTTTTTTCTTTTTTCCAAATACTGATGCGGCAATACCACCCGCAGCCAAAGCTAATGGCAACATGCAATAGCTGTGCAATGCATCTTCAGTTATGGTGCTGGTTCATCGAATTACCATAAACTGGACAACCCTACCAGCCGTTTCAGTTGAGTGCCTGATTTTAAATCCAGTAGTTTGATGGTCGTATGTTGCAAAATCTAAGGTTGCATCATTCTTAACGCAACCAGATACAACATATGACGTGTCAGGCATTGCTATTGAGAATGTAACTTGCGTATGAGTTGTGTCAATTTTTGTAGCTGACGCAATGTTTGCTTGAGCATCAACTGCCCTAGTCGGAGCTATGCTGACAACCGCCCAAGCTCTAGCTCCGTAAATGGGTGCGCTTCCAACTGGACTTGGCATATTAGCCGAACCAAAGGTCACACCACCAGATGCGGAGAATGTAATTGCCCCAGTTCCATTGTTGATCACTCGGAATGCGCCATTCACTCCACCATCACGAACGATTCTCGTCTCAAAGTCGGTAGGAGTTGCAGCAGAGTGAAGGTCGATAAAGCATCCATAATCTTGAGTGTGACCAGTGCCAAACTCCAATCCAGTTTGTGGGACACTGAAAACACCACCAGCACCAGTACCAGTCCAGTTGGGACCACCAGCAGAAAGGTCCAGATGCAACCTCAAGCCCACCACCAGATAAACATGCTTGAGATGTCATCGTTGTTTGGTCGATGATGTTATTCATCTTTGCGCTGGTGATCGTATCAGTAGCGGTAAATGTGTAAGTGGTATCAACTGCGCCCATAACTTATTTCTGTGAAATGATTTGTCTATTTGTTACTGATCCAGCAACTTTTATTGAGTTTATCTTGGCTGAACCCTGTGTTCTTGTCAAGATCATGGTTCCTACATAGCCCCTAATGCCACCAAGTCTGCACCTAATGCTTGCAGTTTCAGCTGCATTCGGTGCGTCTGGTGATGCAGCCAAAACTTCCCCACCAAGAAATTGTGTAGTAGTCCCAACATCTTGAATTGATTTTGGATTGATCTGTTCGTATGTATCTGGATCTTCAGTTGAAAATTCAATCAGATATTCAGATTCTTGTCTGGGCAGTCCCTGCATGATGATTTGCGCGTCAGTGTACCTTTTGCGCTCCATTGTATCCAGATCATAGCCACGGGTTGTCAATTTAGCCAATACTGGCGATGAAACCTTGTCGTTGTAAATATTGGAAACGCTGATGCTATCGTTCTCGTCGTCAAACGCTTCCAATTGGTGCAATCCACCATTAGCGGTAACGGCATATATGTTATTTCTAACCCCAGCACTGCCAATAATTAGGTCTTCAATCAGAAAGTTTGAATCTCCAAAGGTATCTAGCGACTCCCAGCCATTATTTAGGAAGTTGTACACCAAAATAGAGTTGTTGCCGCGAGCATCGTTCGCTCCAACTATGGAATCTAGTGGAACTGCGAGGTAATACCTGTTGTCAAACAACACCCCAACTGATCGGCTCGACAGGTTCTTGTTAAGTCGGTCGATGTAAGGCTGGATATGCTTGGAAATTGGCTCATCTGCACCGCGCAAGTTGTAATCGTTAAGGAACTCGACAGAGTAAACCCCATCGTCCGACAAGAACATCATGGTGTTGGCCCTCATCACTATGGATTTGCGAGCCAAGCACCCAACCTCGGAGGTTAGCTCCGTGACCTTAGTGTCCAAAAGCGTCCCCTGTGTCCCCTTGATCTGGTGAATACTGTTTCTGTTGAGTACAATCAACGCATCGTCGTAGAACCCGTGCATTCCAACCACATAGTCGGCTGTGCCACCGCTAACTCGGAACTGGTTTTCGATCTGGTCAAAGGTTGTTGTGTCTAGGATGTCAGAAACGGCAATCTCGTCGGTGATCTTGCGGCTAGTATATGTTGCTGCGTTGTAAGCCCCAGACTGATCGTAGTAGTACGGAACCCACAGGCGGCGTTGGAAGTGAATTCCCCAAGGCGCACCCGGTTGATGCATGAATCCACCACCCACGCTAAATTGCCCACCAAACTCAATCTGCCCAGTAGAACCACTTGCCGTGATATTAGCCACAGGGGCAAAGAATGTGATATTGCTAACAGTCGCAGATGTAACTTGGAATTGCTTCCCAACAATCGCAGAGAACTCTGGAACGGTGCTTTCGTAGACCGTGATGACATCACCAGTAAATACTGTATCGTTAGCCGTAACTAGAGTCAGTGAAACTTGTCCGTTTGCTACCGAAATATTATTGCCGCTAGTGTTGAATACCTGTGGCTGGGTGTAAGTGCCGCCCGGAGAGAAAGTAAATCCATCGGTAACTGTGGCAGCATCAACACCAAAGGTGACATTCTGTGTTGTGCCGACAATGATGTAGAAAAGATCCTGCCCTGTTACCGTGTCCACCACATGCGTTCCATTTGGTGCATTGGTTCCAGTAAGACCAGCAATAGTAATACTGGTCCCAGCAACAAGCCCATGCTCGCGCATTCGTATTGTCACGCGAGTTCCAGCAACTCCTGTGGTTCCATTGTTCTGGACGGCAGCGATAATCGGCCTGCCATTAGGATACCACTCCAATGCCTGTTGCCCATCACGGAAAAGCATCACCTTGTCGAACACCTGAATCATGTCGGTGTCAGCACCCAATGCGGTCCCCGCAGGGTACGGGATGTTCTCTGGGACATATAGGGAGTTAGCATCTACCTCAGCCAAGTCAATCTTCTTGGCCACCGTGTCCAACGCGACAATCACATATTCCTTGTTATTGGTGTTGGGGTCGCTGAATAGGCACGATGCGCGGACATTGGCGTTGGCATTGTCGTTGATCGGCATCTGGGACAATGTGCCAGTGCCAGAGACGGCAGTAACCCCAGTAACGGGAAAGCTCATGTTATTGGCATCGACATAGGTCAAAACCACAGCACCATTGGAATTAGTTCCAGTAAATGTTAAACCAGAAACCACAGCATACCCGCTAGATCCAGCTTCAAATCCATGATTCGCAATAGTGATCGTGACTAAGTTTGATGCGTATAAAGCTGCGGTAATTGCTTTTGTGGTGGATGTGATGACCCTTGAGAGTGACGGCGTACCAGCGTCAACCGTGTATGGACCAATGCCTCCAGCTAGAGGGTAGGTGATGCTAGTACCACTCGCGGTCGTTGCGACAAAAACTCCATTAGGGTCTGTCCCAGCGGTATATCCAATTCCTTGGATGTTGAGCGTAGCCCCATTTGCAAGGCCATGATTGGAACCAGTCGTTAGGGTGACCACTCCAGATGAGATGGTTGCTGCCGCGATCCTCACACTAGTCCCAACTAGGTAGAATGGAAGTTGCAGTGGATTGCCTCCAACGGTCAAAGCACCAGTCCTAGAAATCACCACCTTGCGGGGCTTCCAGTAACCCTCCATGCGTCCATTCAAGGACTCCCTTACCTCTCCAGCCTTCAACTGGTTAAGCTGCAACCTCTGGTTCACGCCCATAAACCCACGATCACCATCCTCGGCAATCGCGTCATCCATCCCACCAGTGGAGCGGAACTGCGACATTACGCAAAGTAAACGATCACAACGCCAGAGGTAAGGACAACCTGCGAGAAGTTGCCGCCAATACCCAAACCAGCAGGTAGGGTGATGCTCTGCAACCTAGAAGCTCCAGAGACGTTGCCAGACGCACTAGCAACGGTCGCCAGTACAGCGTCATTCACCACTTGAATCCAACGGATGTTACCAGTGTAGGTGGTGGCTGCAGTCGAAAGCACAATGCTTCCACCTTGGCCTTGCAGATCGTATGCGACAGGAGAGGACATAAATTAAATGAGGTTCAAACCCGCACCTTGCAGGCATATCCCCAAATGCGAGGGGAATACCAAAGCGTCAAGGGGGAAGATGTGGGTGTCATTCAGCCCTCATTCACCCCACCTAGTATACAGAGGATACAGAGGATACAGAGGATACAGAAGAAGGATTGACAGGGAGCAGAGAACAATGAAGCATGTGGACACATTCCTGTGTAGCTCAGAGGCAGAGCGGGTGACTGTTAATCACTAGGTCGCTGGTTCGATCCCAGCCGCAGGAGCCATAAGGCTGAAGATGCCACCCGCAGGTTCGCGTGCCGATTCAATGTTAATCCCGCAGAGGCGTGGGGTGGCGATCAGGTGTGGTGGGGGAGTGGCTGGAGATCAAGCGAGAATCCAATCCCTGTAATTTTACTTTTGACAATAGGATGTTTCTTGTTACAATAGAAGCATGTCAAACAACTGCGGAACATACATCGTCAAGTCAGGGAACACTGCCTACATCGGCTCAAGCTCCAATCTCGTTCAGCGCAAGTCGGCACACAAACGCGACCTGCAACGGGGAATCCACCCGAACAAAAACCTCCAGAAAGCTTTCGACAAGTGCGGCGAATACTCGTTCGTCCCACACCAGTTCATCACGCCAGTAGACTGCCGCAACGAGCTACGGGTGATCCTGCGTACCGCAGAACAAACCCTGCTGGACGAGGCCACACAAGCCAAGCTGTGGATCATCGCAAATGTGTCCACCAACACTTTCGGGCCACACGCTCGACCAGACCTAGCCGCAAAGTGGCAAGACCCAGAGTTCCGCGAAACCATGACAAACCTGCGCCGCTCCAGAGTCACTACCGACGAAACCAAACGCAAGATGTCCATCGCCAAGCAAGGCGCAAATAACGCCAAGGCTCGCAAGGTAATCGTCACCAACCCAGACGGGTCAGAGACCACTTTCGACACAACCACGGACGCAGCAACCTTCTTCCGTATCTCCCAGCAACTCATGCACCTACTGCTCGTCGGAAAGTCGGGTTGGCCGGGTAAGGGCAAGTTCATCCGCAACAAGGACAACGAGTGGATGAGGGAGTATAGCGCGAGATTCGCTTAGGCCCCCTTTGGACAATTTTTGGGGGGACCTTAA